TTATTGGACTCCCGTCACTTATTTAGAGTATGAAACCGAAAAGAACGAATTTAATAAAACTGTCAATGTTCTTGACAGCAGATTTAAACAAACTATTGCGGATAATCTACAGGATTTATTGAGAGAATAATATGCCTTACGGAGATTTAGAAATTGAATGCAAAATAGGAGATATGAACTTATCTAAAGATCAAACCGATGCTTTTTGTTCGGGTTTGACCATACGATATGATATCTTAAATGTATTTGGTCCTGTTTGCGAAATTAATTGTATCGACACTAAAGATTCTTTGGCTAAAAAAGGAGTGTTTGGTAGCTTCGATGATGATGTATCTATAACTCTTAAAGGCGACAGTAATTCTTCTCTTGGTAACAATAGACTAAAATTAAAATTGAAACAATATAGAGGTAAAAATCTCGATGATTTGAGTCACAGCGGTCCTTCTACTGGTAAATTTAAAAAGTATAAGATTAGATGCGTTAGTCCCGAATCTTTAAAATGCCAAGGTAACTGGATAGAAAAAAGTTTTGATGATAAAAAAACTAGCGAAATGGTCAAATATATCCTTGAAAATGGATTCAAAACTGATAAACAAATGGATATATCGGAGACCAAAGGTAAGAGAAGAATCGTAATTCCTAGATCTAATCCTTACGACGCATTAATGATGTTGAATCATGAGCATGTTTCTAATCAAGACGAATCTTCTTTATTCGCTTTGTTTCAACAACCTGATTCTAATGGTGGTGAACACAAATATGTGTTTAAAACTTTCGAGGAACTTGGACAACAACAATCGGTTGTTACTTTAAAACAGACAGTTTTGAATGCAAGTTCTACAACTGAACAAGATATTCAAAATTCTATAAGATGGATAAAAGTCGCCGATAGTTTCTTCACGGGTAATAGAGCTTTATCTAAAACAGCTGAAACTTCTTTTGATTTGACTTCTCATAAGGTTGTTGAAGTTAAAGATCAAAAACAAAAGCCAAATTTTAAAACAACGAATCAAACAAAAACTTACGAGAATCATCCTTCTTACATCGAAGAAAAACCGATAAAAAGTAGCTACCTACAAGATAAAGTTATTCAAGAAAAAGCAGGAAAACACGACACGTCAACTGCAAAAACAAAAAGAGCCGCTGCGGCTGCTTTGTTCTCTCAGAATGATTGTACATTAGAATGTTATTTTAATCCTAAAATTGTTGTCGGTAGTTGTATTGATATTGATATCCCTCAAAAGTCCGAACAAAGCGAAGGCGGGGAAGGAAGTTTTAATAAAAAATGTTTAGTAACATCCGTTGAAATTTTGTTCACTGCATCTAGAACTCCTGATCAACCTAATTGCGTTATGCGTTTAGGTTTGACAGGTTTGGGTTCTGTTGGTCCGAAAGCAAGAGGCGGTCAGAATGGATAATTATAACAGTATTCTTAAAAATTTGTGTGTGATGGAAGTTAGAGATTTCGAAAACGATCCAACTAGATCAGGTCGTTGTAGAGTCAGAGGCTATAATATGCACAATGACGAACAAGAAATAAAAGACGACCATTTGGCGTGGGCTTCTGTTCTTCATCCTATAACTTCTCCCGCGACTTATAAAGTAGGAATTTCTCCTTCTGGATTAAAAATAGGTTCAAGAGTTTTATGCACTTATTTGCCAGAAGACTATGGTAGGCAATTTCCTATTATTCTTGGTTCTTTGGCCAGAGGAGATATGCCCGAAGGTCACGATGACGATAACGGAGGAGTTGGTAAAGACTCTCAAGAATCTTATAAGAATTCCGGAGGTAAAATAAAAAGGCCAGGAGTCGATAATGCGGGATATTCTCTAGAAGATAATCAAGAGAAAAAAGCCTTTAAAGAAGGCAAAAGAATTTTTCACAATCCGAATTTAAAACAAGAAGCGGCGACTGAAATAGTTTAATTGAGGAATTTTTAATGGCAGAGAAAAAATCAAAATATGCAGCAGCGCCACGCAGGAAAACGGATAAAGCTAGAACGGTAGACGACATTCGCCAAGATAAAGCTAAAAAAGCCGATATTCCTACTTCGGCAGCTGCGTCGGCGGGCGAAAAAGATTTACCAAAGATTTTGAAAAAAGTGGACCCTCAGAACAGAGCTCAAGTCATACCAGAAATGTATCAAAAGATGCAGGGTATGATGAGCATAATGAAAATGGGTGGCGGTAATAATTCGGACAATAATAATAAAAATAATATGAATAACACAATTCCTTCGGGAATTTCTACGATCATAGAAGATTCTTTTACGGGAGCTTTGTGTATTTTAATTAGAAGATACGGTTTTGAGAGAATTATACAAATTCTTCTTATGGTTCTCGAGAATAATGGTATAAGATTCATTAGTAAAGATTATAAGAAAATAGTTCAGAATGCCGTTTCTAATTTGATTAGATTGGCTCTTTATTTTGGTCCTCTTAACATTCCAGTCTCTCAATATGATGATACTATTTTTGGAGATATAGTTCCTGATAATGTAGTGTCTGTTGCTCCTTCTCTTTATAAGAAGCAATATTATACAATTGATCTTGATCCTTATCCGGGTTACGTCGAATGGGTTTCTCCTGATGGGCTTACAAAAGTTTATACAAGAAAAGAAACAGGAAGCTATTTTTTCGAAGATGCTGATCAAGAAACTTTTTCGGAGTCAGAAAAAAGATTGGCCGAAATACTTGACATATATTTTAGAATTGACGAACCCAGTATATTGACTGCTAAGATTCTAAATGATATTCTTGTTGACGAGAGTTATAATGTAGAAACCGATTTGATGAATAATACTATGGGTAACGGAGCCGGAGGAAATCCGCAACAGAATCAACAACAAAACAGTGGAGGTGGTGGAGGAGGAATGGGTAACATGATGGGGATGTTATCCGGAATGTTGAATGGTAATCTAAAACAATTAATTGACAACGTTCAACAAAAACAACTTCCTAATTCCGTTTTAGATCAAGGAAAAATGAATAAACTTTTACAAGAAAAAACTAAACAAATGTCTATGAATAATAGCATTTTTGAAATTGGCAAAGACATGTTTGGAGGTTCAAATCCTCTCGGAGCTTTGAGCAATATGGGAGGTCTTCAAAATATAATGGGAGGGTTTGCTTCTGGCGGCGGTGGTATGGGAGGCGTAGCGAGTGGTTTGGGAATGGGAAATCTTTTAGGCAATTTAGGAAGTTTTGGCGGAGGATCAGGAGGCGGAGGCGGTGGAGCTGGTAGTGGTTTTCCTTCGGCTTCTTCTGGGAGCAGCGGTTATTCTGGCGGAGGAATAACCGATGATGGTTTAAAAAATATTGAAGAAACTTTAAAATTGTTAGGAATAAGTTGATGAAAAAAGACAATAAAAAGAAAAGACTTCCTCCTGATGGCGTTAGCGAAGAAGATATAGAGCCATTATACGGCTACGTTCACGGAGAATGGGACCCTATTGGGGGTCATTGGATGAGTTATTGTAATCCTAACGAGCATGATAAATTTTATCATGAAGAAGTTCATTCTACTACTAGTTATGTAACTACAGAATTTGACGACGACGATAAAGAAATCAACACTTATTTTAGAGTTGGAGAAGTTAGACGTTACACCGCCGGAGGACAATCTCAACACATCGATAAAAGTTCCGATACAAGCGTAGAAGATACGCTCAGATCAGGAAGTGGCGGTGATGGCGGTTACGAATTTGGAAGAAACCATTTCTATGGTAGAAAAGGCATGAGAACAAATGTCGTTGGAGGCACCGAAGCAAATATCAAAGCTGAAGGTTCTGGCGTTTCTGGACATCATGGCGCTACAGGAAACGAATTGGTAGACGTAGAAAAAAATATATTTGGACACGCACAAGGTCACATGACCATGATGAATGAAAAAAGTCATGCTCACGTGGTTGGCGAAGAGTGGGCAGACTTTGCGGGTGGAAATTATGATTTTTATGGAGAAAAGAAATTTCACATATTCTCTAAAGATAATTTTATAGCCAACACTGATGCTAAAATGGACTTTTCATCGAAACAAGATTTAACGATTAAGTCTGATTCTAAGATCACTTTAGAAGTTGGTAGTTCTAAAATAACAATAACCAGCAGTAAAATAACCATAGAATCTTCACAAGTTGAAATTAAGGGTAGTGGTTCAGTAAAGATTAATGGTAGCCCAGTTCAAGTTAACGATGGAACGAATGTATCAACTCCGTTCCAGGTACCATAAAAGAGAGAAAAATGGCCATTACCAGAGCGCAAGCCTTATCAGGAACAAGAAAACAGAGAGAATTTTTTTCTGACTTTGTCACCAGTTTTAAAAAGACTCCTGCGGGAGATCAATTAGGAAGAGTGATTAATGAAGATTCTGTGAATCAATCTCTTAGAAATTTAATCAAAACCAATATAGGAGAGAGGTTATTTCAACCTCTCGTTGGTTCGGATATTTACGCCTTATTATTCGAACACAATACCGACGAGAATTTAGATCTGGTTAGAACATATATAGACGCGATGATAAATAATAATGAGCCTCGTGTAAATTTATTGAATGTTGAGCTAATTACGGATTTCGTGAATGAAAATAGAATAGAGGTAAATTTAACGTATAATTTAATAAATAATCCAGATCCGATAAATTTAACTATCTTATTAAAAAGAGTCCGATAAATGGCCAATAGTTCATTAGTATTAAGTTCTTTAGATTTCGATACGTTAAAATCGAATTTTAAAGAATTTCTTAAAACTCAATCAGTTCTAAAAGATTACAATTTTGATGGCGCGAATATGAACGTCTTATTAGACGTCATGTCTTATAATTCGTATTTGAATTCGTTTTATTTGAACATGGTTGCTTCTGAAATGTTTTTGGACTCGGCTCAAAAATACGATTCAGTCGTTTCTCACGCAAAAGAATTAAATTATCTTCCTAGAAGCGCACATTCTGCTGCTGCTAATGTTTCTTTCACAATTCAAACGACTGGTATAGGTAAGAAATTTACTATACCAAAAGGAACTAGATTTTTTGGCACTAACGCTAATGGTTCTTTTTCTTTTGTGACTCAAAAACCAACGATTTACACTTCAAGCAATGGAACTTTTACGGTAAACAATCTTCAAATAAAAGAAGGTGCATATTTTAGAGATTCTTTCGTTGTTGATTATGATATAGAAGATCAAAAGTTCGTTTTATCGAATCAAAATATCGACGTTGATAGTGTTACGGTTCAAGTCATTGAAGATAACGATTTTACAAATCCATTAGACTTTTTGTTTGCCGAAACTCTTTTCGGTTTAGATAAAAATTCAAAAATATATTTTCTACAGGGAGCCGATAATAACAAATACGAAATAACTTTTGGAGACGGATATTTCGGAAGAAAACCGAAAAATGGCGCTACGATAAGAGTGGATTACGTTATCACTAATGGGTATGACGGCAACGGAGTTGAAGAGTTTAACATAACTGACGATTTAGGAACAGTGAATGGAGGAACGGCCACAATAGCGGAAGTTGTGACTTTATCAGTTTCTAATTCGGGTTCGGATCAAGAAACTTTATCATCTGTGAAGTTTTCCGCCCCGAGATACTTCGCGACTCAACAAAGAGCTGTCACTTCTGACGATTACACTTCTTTAGTTTTGAATAATTTTGGAGGAGAAGTCGCCGATGTTGTTGTTTACGGCGGCCAAGACGTTGAACCTAAGAAATACGGAAGAGTTCTTATTTGTATTAAACCGATAGACGGAACTATCGCTCCCGATTATATTAAAAATAAAATTAGCAACTATATGCTAGAATATATTGCTTTACCAAATAGAATTGAATTGACGGACCCAGAGTATCTTTACGTTTCTGTCGAAACAACAATCCAATATGATCCTTACGTTACGGATAAAACTCCTGAAGAGTTAGAGACTATAGTTCTAAACGCTATAAGAGACTATAGTCTAGAAAACTTAGAAAAATTTGCCAATGATTTGAGATATAGTAGATTAATTTCTGATATCGATAATAGTGACGTGGGAATAACAAGTAACTCAACCGAACTTAGGATCATAAAGAGAATAGCTCCAAAAATTAATTTTCCTACGACTTTTAATATCGATTTAAATAATACGATATATTACGAAGGTCAAACTGTTGACACAGGTATTCCTCACACAGAATTATACTTGACAAGTTTTGACACTCACGTTGAACACGCAGCGATTATTTCTTCAAGATTTACATTTATATTTAATGGAACGAATTTTGTTAACAGCTATATCGCGGATGACGGCGCAGGAACATTAAAAGTTTATTGTTCTGTTAATAACGTTTTGACAGCTTTACAACCTATTGGCACTGTTAATTACGAAACAGGATATATTACAATAAATGATATTCTTGTCGCTGAATATTCTAACTATATTTCTTTATACGTAAGAAGTAGAGATCTAGATATCTACGCCGATAAAAATATGGTGATTATTATTGACCCAAGCGATGTAATTATCACTACAACGGAAACTATTAGATAATGGAATTTTCAGTAGAAAAATATATTTCCAATTTAGTAGAAAGTCAGTTCCCTTCTTTTTATTTAGAAGACGGTCCTAATTTTATTCTATTCATGAAAGCGTATTACGAATGGATGGAAGAATCTGGAAATCCTATTCGTGAAGCAAGATCTTTATTTGATTACCGAGATATCGATAACACACTCGAATCTTTCTTAGAACATTTTCAAAAAAAGTATTTGTATGGCATACCTTTTAAGGTCATATCAAACAAAAGATTTTTATTAAAGCATATTCTAGACGTTTATCGCTCAAAGGGAACTATTCAATGTTATAGACTTCTTTTTAGACTTATCTACGATGAAGACATTGACATTTATCTACCGGGCAGAGATATGCTCCGAGTTTCTGATGGAACTTGGATAGAACCAAAATACTTAGAAGTTACGAATACAGAAATTTCGCCGACTCTTAGAGGAAAAACAATTTATGGTGTTGTTTCAGGAACAACAGCCACCGTTGAAAATTATATTCAAGAATCTTACAATCAAGACACTATAGATATTATTTTTATTTCGAACATTTTTCCTGTCGGCGGAGATTTTGAAATTAATGAACCTATTTTAGTTGTCGGTCAAACTCCCAATAAAGAAAATATAGATAAAGCTCCCGTTATTTTAGGTTCTTTAAACAGTCTTGAAATAACAGCCGGTGGTCAAAATTTCGTTGTGGGCGACGTTGTAAAAATTGTTTACAAAGATCCTTTGACCGACGAAATATCATCGTATGGCGTTGATGGTCTAGTAAAAGTTACATCTTTAAGATCA